CAGCAGAAGCATCAGCAGCATCAGCAGCATCAGCAGCATAAGCAGCAGCAGCACTAGCAGCAGCAGCACAAGCAGCATCAGCAACAGCACGAGCAGCATCAGCAGCACTAGCAGCAGCAGCAGCACTAGCAGCAGCAGCACAAGCATCAGCCAAATCACCATTACCATTCAAGGCATCGATGACCTGTTGACAGGCATCTTCTACCGGTTGCCAGTAATCAGATAGAATAGCTGGTTGTACTTTTCTCGCCGTAGCTAAGGCATATTCGACACATGCGATACGAAACTTGCGCATCACTATATCTATATCGATAGTATTCCAAGTAAACGAAGTTCTGTTGAACTTTTTCTTGAATTCTACCGTATCGAAATAATGCAACAGGCCATTGAACTGCTCGGGCGGTTCACAGAGAACCGCCCACATCTCGGCTTGATGGTCAAGCATTTTTGTACCGCCGTTTGTTTGTCGCTGTTCACAATTCAACATCTAGGGTAATCCAAAGAGCGTGATAAAAATATTAGACCTTCAACGACCAGGTTTGAGCCCGATAATATTCCAAGGTATCTTTCCGCGCAGCCCTAAAGAGACCTTTAACTGCAACGGTTTTATTGGTAGATAGATAGTGGTCAAACAAGTTAGTCGTTGGACAGCGAGCATCCACACTCAACATGATGCGATCATCTTTGTGATCACGGAACCAATACTCGTGCAGGCTATGGCCCTTGCGATAAGCCCTAACTTTCTTGATAAGGGTTAGTTCCTGCTGTTCAGTTTCGTAGTTAAGTACATCCCCTCTAAGAGGATGATACTGGCCATCGAACACCAAATCAAGTTCCTTATCGTATTGATAGAAATAAGGCAGCTTGTATAGCATACCCAAAAACTTCGTGGGGAATTGATAGTTCTGACCAGCTGTCTTAAATTCGCCGCTTAGGAAGCGAGCCAAATCTTGCCGAAACGGAGTGAAGCGATCACCGCGAAGTGTAGTCAAAACAATCTTATCATTATAATGTCTGCGAACGATTCCTGCAAAGACACGATCTTCTTCGGTAATCTGTTCTTTAATGAAGTTGGACATGAAATCGTGTCCAATGGTGCCGTTTTCTACATCAGGATCTTGGTTAGTTAGTCGATAAAGAACACAACTAAGCAGCAACGGATCCTCATGAGTTAAGGTTGTTGGCTCCGGGATATCAAATTTACTGTCCCAATCATGAGTGTCAACAATAACCGGATTAAATCGAGTCATACATATCTCCTATAATTCAATATAGACGAATTCTAAAAATAAAGCAATATTGCTTATGAGTTGGATAGGGTCCCTATCCAACTTGGTTAAGTTTGACAAAGCTATAAGAACAATCGTTGTATACGATTTTAAGTCATTGTAACCCTCTATATAACGCCGGATGCGTTCAATTCATCCTATGATTTGACATTATAGATTTTTGAGGGGAAAAGCAAGCCGCAGCTTACCCAATTGTGATATCTTCCATTCCGGCTACCCTCAATCTCACGACATGACCTAACATAAAGTTCTTGCTATCCAGACCCTTCATTATACCTAGAAACTTGTTTCGCACTAGAGCGACCTCGTTGATCAGTACCTCGAAATCGATTACCTCATCTTCACCGTCGACATACTTTTCAGCGTCACGGCTAGACAATGCCCTGTTATATTTTTCTAGGTATTTTTGAAAATGTGTTCTGCGAATCTTTCGTAATTGGATATTTAAGTAGTTGAGTACCGCTTCGATCTCTTGTAATTGATTGAAGCGATACTCAGCTATACCAGGAAGTGCAGCAATATTCTTTTCGATATTACCGTATACCTTGACATCAGACTTTGCCGACTGTATCTCGCGCTCATAGTACGAGATAAAATCGGGAAGTGCGCTTAAATCTCGTGAGACTCTGCTGTACCAGGTCATAAGTAAGGATCGTCGTAATCTTCGTCAAAATATACGTCATCTTCGTCCCGTCGAGCCTCGACCAGACCGTCTTCTGGCGTCTCTAGATAATAATCTAACGCTTGCTTGATATCAATGTCCCCACGAAATGCCTGTTTAATCTCGGTTGGAGAATAGTCTTCCTCGACTAAGTAATTAACCAGCATTTCAGCAGCACTGTCAATATCTCCCGAGTCAATGCTACCTCTGAGAAGTTTCCAGATTTCATTAACTAGCACTAGGCTCATTCTGCTGCATCCTCTTCTTCGACTACGGTAGGAATGATCTTCGCTGACTTTTGTTCAAATTCTGTCATAACAGTATCTAAGCAATTGTCATCATTGCGTTCCCATCCCTTACGAAACTTCTTGATGACGGTCCCGTCAAGGCGAGTATAAACAAGAGAGTTGCCTTCCTTAGCAAGCATTCCAGCCTTTTCGATCAAATCAACTAGACCTGAATAAGGACTCATGCCCGTCTCATATGGAATCTTAACTTGCACAGATTCGAAAGGCTTCGCATAACGAGTTTTCATGATCTTACATGCAGCACGAATTCCCCTGACTTCAGAAATCTTGTTGCCGTCTTCGTCTTCCTTGAGTTTCAATTTCTTCATCGCAACTACGATTGACGATGCGTAGACGAAGCCTTGACCACCTGAAATTTTGTCATCAGGATCAAACATGTCTTGTGATGCATAAGTGTGATTAGTAGCAACCAATCCAACATTATGATTACCGAACATGTTTACGCAGTTACGAACAAGTGCAGTCAGTGCCTTAGGCTTACGGCCCATGTCACCCTTCATGTCGCCTGCTTCGAACTGATTAACATCAGTAGGAGTGAGCAACATACCAAGCGAGTCGATGATAAACAAAACTTTAGGCTTCTCGGGGCCGTCAGGAATAGTCTTATAGCCCTTCATGAATTCATGAATAGTCCTAGCAACGTCATCAATCATTGCCATATTCAGCTTGAGTAACTTTTCTTCACTAGTGTCAACGCCGAGAGCATGTAGCCAGGCTTCGTCTAGTGCATTTTCACTATCAATGAGTACGACATAGATGCCCTGCTCTTGGGCATGTCGTACTAGATTTCCTGAACAAATGAATGATTTTCCTGCGCCCGACTCTCCGGCAAAGACAGTAACTTTACCAAGAGGTACGCCTTTGTTAAAATCACCGCTAATGAGATAATTAAGTGCATGATTGCCTGTACTAATCCAATCTGTTGGGTCGTTGAACCCGATACTAAGACCGTCAATAGCCTTAGTGATGTCCTTACGGAAACGGCTTACGTCAAAGGGCTTTGACAAGTTGTATTCTCCTATCTGATCTTTGCAACTTTATCATTGAATGATAATTTTTCAAGTAATTCGGGACTATTCTCTGCCAATCGGTCGATGTTGTGGTCGCCGGGATAATGGCGTAGAATGCCCCTCGCTCTGTCTCGAATGATACTAGGAACTCTGGGAGTTTTTCCAGGGTCACATAGTTCTTCCAATAGTTTTTTACCTTGCTTTAACGCCCGGTATCTTTCATCTGCTTTTGTCATTGATGTTTCCTTTATCATTTAGGGGGAGGCAATGCCTCCGCCTAAATAGTCACCTTACATCTGGCGAGCGCGGATCATCTTCAAGATGTCCTGTGCCTTATCACTTGACGATTGAGACTTCTGAGGACTAGATGCCGAATCATTTACTTCAAACGGGGGAGCATCATCTACGTCGTTGAACTTCGGGGAAGATACTGTTGCGGGGGTGCTAGTTCCAGTAGTCACCGATTGTTTTGTCGCACCAGCACCCGAAGGGGCCTCGACACCATATGGACGATAATATGCGCCCCACTTTTCAGTGTCGTACGGTCTACCGTCGACAGATGCTTCGAACATTTCTTTGATGATGCGAAGTTCTGCTTCACTCGGCTTCTTTGGTAGGAAGTCAGCAAGGCTATACAGCCTATGCGCATCAATCGCAGCCATTTCAGCTTCGGTCAACGGAGTTTCTTTGCGGGCCCAACTTGACGTGGTATACTCTGCAAACCCTCCCTTACCGGGGGTCTTACGGACATTGAAATCAAGTCCCCTGATGTAATCAGTTGGCAACTCTTCCATCTCAGGATCCATCAACGATGCCTTAATGATCGTTTGAATCTGCGAAGTAACGACAAATCGACGAATAGGGTTAGTTGGGGTCACGTCATCGCCGATTGGGTTTTGCCTAACAAAACCCTGATAAATGTAAGAACGCTTCTTCCAATACTTATTAGCCAGTTCCTTGAGAGACTCATCCTTGTACCACGGACGAACTTCTGCTAGAATAGGACAGTTATCGCCGTACATTTCTACACACGGCACTTGAACCGTGACGTTCTTCATGGTATTGTCACCCTTGACACCATTAAATGGAAGCTTGATGACCTGACGTTCGATCCAAAAGAACGTGTTGTTTGGATCAGCATCTGGAAGGAATCGGACTGTAGCAGTAGTACCTTCATCGATGTTCCAATGAGGATAAATTGCGTTATCTGATTGTGTGTTTGAACCTTTATTTTGGTTCTTGTTTTCTGCTGCTGTAATATGCGCGCGGATTTCTGCTAGACTTGCCATTTTGTTTTTCTCCTATTAAAATGTGCTATATGTTGAGCTTTAGTATGTGATTTATGTTTGCTGTCGGAGACAACTACCACAGTGTTTAATATACTAGATATCAAACCCTGTGTCAATATATTTATGCCAGTAATGGGTAATTAATAAAATAGTTTAAGATTCATCCACTCCAAGTAACTTAGCCAAACGTGAAGTCTTTATTTTTTTCTTTGTAGTATGCTTTGCCCGGCCTATCGGGGTATCATCAGTAGACGTGTCATCATCGTCAGTCTTGTCCGACACAAAATCAATGATTTTTTTCACACCATTCGTAGTCTTAAGTAATTTTGTAATTTTTTCTTTATCATAATCAGGCGTTTTATCATATAATTTCAATATTTTTTCAGCCATAGATTTACTAAACTTGTGTGTGCCGTCTTCTAACTCAATCGAACCAGTTGTTCCTTCGTCAGCGATCTTGCGCAGTTGGCTAATTATCGAAGAATCTGATTCTTTTGTGAATAATAATGCTAGATTGCTTTCCTCTATCTCATCTTTGTGCGGTTCGTTTTTGACTCTACGCAGAGCCTTAGGAGGATTAGCGTCTCTCTTGTTGTCTTCATGTTCTTTCTTGCGAAGGTGTGCAGGCTTGTCAATATCCTTACCCATCCAAGGCTCGAGAGCTTCATCAAGCTCTAACTTCTCGCTGATAACATTATCAGCCCAGTTTTCGAGCATATTAACTTCATTCATTTCTGCTATGTTCTTCCGAAGGCGAGAGAGGATTGGCATAACCGATTCTATCCGAGGATCCATGGTTTCCTGCACGAATAATTCATTGATAGTGTCGTCATTCTCATCTTCCATGAGAGGAGGCGACCATGATTCGAAATAAGCATTATAGCCGCGATGTCCACGCATCTTGCCTAACGATTCACGTAGTTTATTATAGTGATTGATACCTTCTAGAACTAGTTTCTGCGTTGATTCAGTAAACTCGCCGTTGCGTGTTGCGCGAACAAATCCAGCCATCTTATTATATTCTTCGCACAACTTTTTGATATGGTTCCATCGATCATCGTTAGGAACTCCGCCCTCAGCAACATGACGAGCATAGACTTGTGCCACCCCTGGCTTAGTAGTGGGAGCTAAAAAGCGTTCTCCGTGTATATTTTCAAGGTATATTTTCGCTACGTTACGATAACGCTGTTCGCCTTCTTCGATGTTACGATTGTGTTGAAGAACGATCTTTACATTCGGTACGGCGTCGTTGTAACTTCTAGCCCTACCCATTGAATGATATCCTTCTGCTACTCGCTCTTTCACCTTGAGATGCTCCCGTTGTCTCATGCGATCCCCCAATTGATCTTTGTTAGATAGTTCGAAGTCAAGTTGTCTGCGTTGCGCCCAGTTCTTCAAATGTTTTAAAAATCCCTCCCAAGTATCATCATATTCTACTCCCGGAGTAATGTTGTCAGGACTGTCAGCTTGCTCATCGTCATAATATACGATAACTTTACTAGAATCATCAAGGCTGACCCAAACTTTACCATAGTCTGTGCCATCTTTCTTAAAAGTAAATTCTATAACATCGGCTTCCTGTGAAACTCGAACCCGTTTATTCTGACTATTAAGCGGAACAGGAGTATAACCTCTAACTTTTAAGAGGTTATAAAGTTCATTGTTGAAGCTTTCGGTATCGCGTGCCATAATACTATTTAGTCTTCCCGTGATAAATAATGTTGCGAGCACCAGATCGACACTCAACAATTCGGCTAGTGCTTTGAAAAAGTATTAGCTATGACTATTTATTCAATTAATAACCGCAGTATAATCTACTGTTTGAAGATCAGAAGAAAGCCAGCTGCTGGTAAATAATGACAAGCACAACTTTTGGGAAGAAAGATGTAAACCACAATCCCATGAAACGATTAGCTAACCGTACCCGACCAACGCAAATTATGACGACCTGTCCACATTGCGAACAAACAATGGGTATCAGTAACTACAAGAAATACCACGGTGATAAGTGTAAGTTTAAGAAATGACTGCAAAGAAAGGTAAAGGCAGGATAATGTCATCATGGTCACGAATTTGGCTCTCTAAGTCACCGTGATAATCCGCTAGTTGTGTCATAATTCTAACTGCTAATAGTGAAGCCATTATCAAATCGTCATGGTCTCCTACTTTAGCCGCATAGCTTCCACCAGAAGCTACAAACGCTTTAAGTTCACTGATGAGTGATCGGCTATGAATAGACATCTTCTTTGATTCTAGCAGTGTTTTGAATTTAGCACACGCGGCAAGTTTAGGTTTGTTAGTGGTAGTGAATCCTCTTCTACCTTTACCTGGCTCACTAATAAAGATACCGGATATATTTGATTCACCATACTCGTTCAATGAAACAATCGCAGCTTGACCGATACCATTATTTTCAATTGAGTAATATATATTATTTGGTTCCAAAGTCTGTTCTGCGATGTACTTACAAATCTCAGCAAGTAACTTAATCTGACTGGGGATATCAGTCTTGTTGTGCTTCCACTCACCTATCTGCGTAGTAGTACTTGCTTCAAATATTTGAATAGCAGCAGGATCGCCTCCGGTACCTAAGGAAGGATCCAGCGCAACTACGTATAACCTACCCTTCTCGGGCTTTTTATACCAGCGGACCTGACCCATTCGGTTGATAGGCTCAACACCCTCAAGCATGATCAGTGTGTTTGGATTTATCAGAGTCTCGTCCGCAATAATAAATTCGCAATTTATCTCTCGGTTGAAACGATCATCACCGAGCTGGGCACGCATTTGTTCTGCCCACTTCTCATCACGTTCAGGATGTTCGTGCCAATATGCTCTATATGCTCTAAAGCCGTTGACCCCTACTTCTGTCGTGTTGCCAAACTCATCTTCAGTCTTGTTAGCCATCTTCCAGATTAGAGCAAACTGATCTTCGTCTGAGTTCGGGGTTGATGTGATGATCGCCTTACCACCAGTTGCTAGCGTGGGTGTGATAGAAGTCCAAAATTCTTTAGCGATTGAAGGGCGGACGAACGCAAATTCATCGCAATTTTTTGTTATAATACCGTCATTTACTAAAAATCTATGTAGTTCATCTTCTACTTCTATGATATCATATACTTCAGTTTGTTCTTGTTCGTTTATGCCGATAATTTGTTCAAGTCCATCCACAGTATCAATATAGTCCGAAACATTTAACTCTTTTACCGGTATTTTATTTTTACCATTAAAAAAGAAATGTGCCTCAGTAGCATCAACTGTTTTACCATTCGTTAGAGTAATTTTATACGTGGTCTTTTTTCCTGAAAAGGTTATTCCTTTAAAGTCTTTCCACCCTGAGGGTGTTAATATTTCGTATTCAGTGTTTTCAGCAAACATAATAAAGTTTCTATATCCTGTTGTTGAGTGTTTTCCCATACAAAATACGTACGGAACCCCCGCTGTTCATATATGGCTTTAGCTTTTTTATAATCTCGTGCTAAAACCTGATCCGCATTTCTTACCGGTCCTTTCGGAGTTTTCCATTTATTCCATGCATCTTCAGTAATGCACGGATCGGCATGCCATGCATTAGACTGGTATTCTATTACCATATTAAAATTCGGAATAGTAAGATCGTAATAGTAATAGTTGCCTTCACCGTCGTTGATAGCATATTCAGTTTTATCAAAATAATACTTAATTTGGTGTTCGTCTAGGTAATATAATATTGGTTTCAATATTTTCTTTGATATTCTGCTTGCGCCTACTACTCTGGTTATTCCCTGCTTTAAAAGGGTTTGTCTAAGTTTTATATGAGCATTCTGTTCTACGGTTAATCCATTTTCTAAAACAGTAGTAACTCTATTATAGGCTTGACGCTGGTACCCGTTGCGCCCTGATTCATCAATGTTAGCCATATGAGTTGCGCGTGTTTGTAAACCTTTGCGCTCGTATCCAGTAAGTCCGTCTGGGCCAATAGATTCCAACTTAGCTCTTGCTTTGTCTTGTGATAATTCGTATTTTGTTTTTCCGGTATCCGGGTCTAATTGTTTAAGACCTGCACTTATATTAGCTTTTCTTTTTTGCGCTATCTTTTTAACTCCGGGGTACTTCGCATCATACTCTTCTACTGTCATTCCCAATATACGCTCAATATATGAGGATTTAATCATACTCATGCGGGCGTTGGAAACAGGGCAAATTACATAATCATAGCCTTCTCCTAAGGTATCATCATATAAATGCGCGTTTCGGTATTTCGACCTTCGGATAAATTCTTCTATTTTAGTATTCATAGATTTATTTATCTTTTTTATCTACAAACCCAAACTCGTCATTGAGGACATTTTCAGGATTATACATTCTTGTATATAGGTTTTTTAGCGTGATATCTTCTTCTAATAATGTATTCTTGTTTCTAATTCTTACTGTAGTTGTATCACCGTCTAAACAATAAAGTAATGAAATACTCATACCACGTCCGGTATTTTCAGTGGTGGTTGCACTCAAGATTCTTGATCCATTCTCGAAGTCTATTGAACCTTTATTATAAGTAGTCACTCCTGCTTTGATGTGATCGGGGCAATTTTCATATGCATAGCGAACACGCTGCATGATTTCTTGTGCACCGGCATATTTGTGTGCAGCTATAAGAATAGTTGAATCTGGAATGAACATAGCATACCATAGTAGATAGCCGGCTGCACTGGTACTTTTACCGGTTTGTCTCGGCATGAGACTAATACTAAAACGATAGTTGTGATAGGTTTCAATCAATCGTTCTTGGTATTCCCAAGGATGGTACATCATTGATCCTTTAGTAGGATGCTGAATGTAGAAGAAGTTATCCATGAAATACAGATAACCAGAGTCTAGGTCACAGCACTTGAGGAACTCATCGAGTTGCTGTTGATTTTTGAACACCGTTTTCTTGTAGGGGTCCTTGATTAAGGTGGATACTGTTGCCATACTAGTATTTAGTTTGTAAGTTCTTCCCAACCAAACTTATATAATAAATCTGCGTTACCCGCAGTGTACGAAACTGCAAGGGTTAGAGTGCTTGGTGTGCCGTTAGCATAACGCCACAGTTGTAGTCTTTTCTTTATATCTTCACCAATTTCTACTTCATCACGACTACTAGTTAACCCTGCATAAACCACAGTACCGTTAAGTTTCCGGATGTGCCAATCTCTGAAATATGTGCGTCTACGTTGCCGGGTATGTTAACGTTACCAGTAATGATGATGTTACCCGTAAACCCAGTGCGAACAAATACCTGACCGGTATCTTCGTTAAGTTCTAACGCTTGGTTGATATTACGTAGATACCAGGGCGCTACATTCGATGGTTCGGGCTCGGCCATAAAAAAATACTCTCATATTTCTATGAGAGTATTTATCTTATTATTTAATATCTAGGGGTCTTGCTTTAGTAGCAACTATACAGTAGTACTTTTCAGTGACCTTTTTAGTTTCGCCATCTTCGGTCGGGATATGAAGGTCAAACTCTAGGTTGTTGAACAAATCGATATTGAATCCAGTTCGGCGTAGCAATGCTGCTAATTGGTTTGAACCGAGAATAGAATAGTGATTTAGGTTTTCCTCATGCTGTCGTTCACAGTCGGGAGCAGGAACTTCGATGTAAATCTTCGAACCTTGCTTAAGAATACGATTATATTCCATCAATGAGAAGACAGGATAGGGTGAATGTTCAAGAGCGTGACGAAGGAAGATGAAATCAACTGATTCGTCATAGTACCCGTCTTTTTGTGGCAAGAAAGATAGATCATATTTTTTGATCGTGTGACCTTTACTCTCACAGATGTTGACATCTTCAGGACTTAATGTTACCCCAGTTAGATTAGTGTATTCTCTGCTTTTCATCTCGTCAAGAAAATAACCCGGTCCACATCCCAAATCAAGAATGTGTGCATCCTTAGGTAAATTCAGTGGATCAATGTACGTTTCTACTACTTGTTTGGTGAGACTTTGATGAAATTGACTGTCGCCTTCAGCATATATGTGGGCAGTATATATGTACTCGTTATAAAACTTGAGCTTTACCAGGTCTAGTGTTTGGTTGATATCTATCATGCATTTTTCTTTCTTGGAGATATAATTGGGTGTCAAAGTGCCATCATAATGTGATTGCCTCAGTCGCCGATGTTCATATTATTGTTTTCGTAAAATTACTTATACTAGCTAAAATGAAGTATTATTTTTTTATAGTTGTACGAACTGCTGCGGGCCCGAACCAACTTCTTCATTTTTTATATCCCTTAAAGGGCTTGATAGGACTTTGGTTTTGTGTACTACTTAATTCTTTGCTAGTCAAATCACCATCATTCAAATCTTTGAACGGTATACCGGCAGTTTTATATGCTATTTTTAACATATCTTGTTCTAATTCAGTATAGGGGTGTGCGGTATTATTTTTTCCTGCCCAACTCTCGCTGTTTAGTTTAGGGATAATTTTTCCATCAGTTGCTGCTACTGCCATCATTACCCGGTTTAAGTCGTATGTTCGGTCATATTGACTTGCTGCGAACGTATTTAACCCAACGGTAGATTGCTGTTGTCGTTTAGATAGTTTTCCTTTAGTCTCAGTAATGAACTCATGCGCTCTCATCTTTTATATCCTTTAAAAGGCTTCAAGACTGACTCTTTTCCGGTATCCATCAACTCGTCGCTAGATGGGGTGCTAACCATTTTCTTACCACTCTTGTTCACTTTTTTTAGTGCTTGGTCGATAAGATCACCGATGTTTGGATCAAACGAAGATACAACTTGATGCTCTCCCCAAAGACTTTCTGCTTCAAACTCGTGCTTAAACTTGTTTTGGACGCCGTCATCCTGGCCGTTTTCAGCGCGACTTGCTGCAATCGCTAGCCCAAATCTATATAATTCGTAGAAGTCTTGATTCTTAAGACTTGGAATAATAAAAGTATTAGGGAGTGACATCGCTACTCTAGTTAACCCATCTTCGCTGTCAATGGGGTTTTTGCCTTCTGTAATAAATTCCCAGGCTCTCATTATGGTTGTTCTATCGTTATAACGATGTTCGTTTCAGTTGTCATTACTGCACTTACATACCCGTCTAATCCTATATCTAGCCCATCGATCGGGTTACCCGCCCACATATTTTGTGAAGCAATAAAATGAAATAGTATGTTTGGCGTCAACGGATCACACAGGACTCTGACGTTTCCGTTTACTACATCCATGTCGTATCTTGCTAACGCATTACCGAAAAAAGTAGAACCATGTCCAGTAAACTTTACAGCGTTACCTGCTGTATTCAGCTGGGCAAACAGTTGAATAGTCTGGCTCTGTCCGACATCAGCAGAATATATATAAAACTCACCCATAGTGAAAGTATTCGCCGCAGTTTCGAATATCACTTGACCTGATGTGTTGCCTGTAGTATATGCACTACTTGTATTTGTGTAAGTATAGAATAGATTTGCAAAGTTATTGTTGATTTTAGCAAAGGCAACGCGTAACGGATCTCCCTCACCATCGTTCGGGAGTGTGCCTATATTGATAATTTCTTGTATGGCCATATCGGTCTTCCGTCGTTATGAAGTATTTATCAAACGGATTACCGTTTATTACTTCTTACCGAATGACCAAAATGGTTTTGGCTTAGTAGCGGTGTCGAAAATCTTCTGTTGTTCGTTGTACCAATCGTTCCATGCTTGATTCTGTTTCTTACACTTCGCGTACTTCACATAGTTTTCGGTGATGGCAATCATTACATCGCTGAGCTTGGCATTTTCAGCTAGGCGAGTTAGGGTTTCGCAATCTTGCCGTAATAATTCTGGCGCTTCTGGAAAGGTAGTAGTTACTGGAACTGCGGTGTGGGCACAAGAAGCGAGTAAAAAGCAAGCAATGACAATTATTTTTTTCATGGTTTATCAGGCTCCGAATCACCGCTTAACTCAGCAGCTAGATTGTGTGCATGTACTACGTCAGGCGAGATAGTGCATTCACCATCGATAGCAGGAGCGTTATCACGTATATACTTGATTACGGTGTCTCCCTTTTTAGTAACGACCTGAGTGTCAGTGACATACCTAGTGACTACTTCGACGTTTGCCTTTGCTGCTTTAGTTCTCGCGTCTGCTAATTGCACTTCTAATTTAGCAACTCGAATTGCCTGTGCTTCTTTAGAAGCAAGGCCTCCTTGGAGATATAAACCGGTTCCTAATAGGAGAAATCCTATTATCCTAATTAGAGTTGTATATGAATATATAAACGGAATCATCCTTAATAAAAAGGATGCTGCAACAAGAATCACACCTGACAAAAATATCAGATGAATGAATAGAACGGGAAGTATTGTTAATAACCACATGATACTATTATTTATACCTCTGTACGAATTCTATAATTTCGTTATCTATCATAAAACTTCTTTATTTTATCAATTATATAAGTCACTTCAATGTCAGTAAGTTCAGGATATATAGGAAGACTAAGCACGCCGCGACTAAGCATCACGCTGGTACTCATCATGTCTGGTTTTACCAATCCAGCTGCAACGGGAAGCTCACTTAATGTATATGGATAGTGAACCTTAGTAACAATCCCATGTTCATTCAGGTATGAATGTAGGTTGTTTCGATCATTGGTATAGATTACAAACTTTTGATATGAATGGTGATATGCCCCTTCTGAGAGACATCTAATAGGAAGGCCAGCGAACCCCGACAGATACATCTCTGCTATCTGTTTGCGCCTTGCTTGCCATTCATCGATATATTGCGTTCGGACCAAAAGATGAGCGCAATCGATCTCGCTCATCTTGGAGTTTGTGCCGGGATAGTCGTATTCAGATTTTCCGTTGTCTTTTGCTTTGTTTACAAACTCAAATAGTCCTTTATCGTGTGTAACTACTGCCCCGCCGTTTCCAGATGCATTCAGATTTTTTGTAGGATCAAAACTAATTGCCATACCCATACCTATATTACCGAACGCTGAAAGCCAGTGTTGTGCTCCGTCTACTATCGTACGCTTATTAAAGTAAAGTGGGGATTCTGTCCCATATAGTCCTACATAACAATGATAGACATAATTATGCACCCCCGGAAGGGTAGAGAAGTCTTCCAGAGTGTCAACGGGTAAACACCCGTATTTGTTAGTATCGCTAAGTTCTACTTCCCAACCATTGCTTAGAAATGCATTCAATGTTGCAGGATATGATAGATTAGGAAGAATGATCTTGGGTTTCGTCGAGTTATCAGATAAATCCCGAAAACGAACATACTGAGCAATGAATTCTAATGCCTGTGTACCACTGTGTGTTACTATCGCGTAATTGCACTTGTTTTTTCTAGCCAGCCAGGTTTCAAACTTACGAGTGTATTCGCCGTCAACTAGTATACCCTCACGAAGTACATTATCAGTTGCTTCAAGCAACTCATCCTTAAGATTTACATATTGTCGCTTAAGACCAAAATGCGGTATTGAGATATTCATAATACCTCTGAATTCCTTCCGAAATATTCATTGTAGGATTATACCCGAAATCTCTGCGAGCAGCACTGATGTCTAACGCACCTCTGCTAGGAAAAGTGTTGTCTCGGTCTGCTAGTTTTAATTTACCTTTGCCTACTATCGTAGTTACGATTGAGGCTGCTTCTTGCAGCGAGACTCCGTCACCGCGCGTTATATTATATGTATAATTCATCGCAGTGTCGCTCAGTGACGCTCCTACGATGCCTGCGGCGGTGTCTTCTACGTAGGTAAAGTCCAGGCGTTCGTTTGGTCCATTAACTTCTAATAGTTTATCTTGCATTGCAGCTATGATAAATTTGGCTATAACTCTATCGTTGACATCTAATGGCCCATACACTGCGCTTGGCCGAAGGATCGTGTAGTCAAAACAGCCACGGTTAGCATAATCTTTGACTAGCATTTCGCCTGCTAGCTTCATTATACCATATTGACCAATTGGATTGCATGGTGTGCGTTCGTTGGTGCCATCGGCAAAATTACCATATACCATACTGCTGCTGATGTAGACAAAACGCTTAACCTTATGTTTAGCTGATACTTCGCATAGGGTAAGCAACCCTTCAGACATTGTGCGAGAAGCTGCACTGGGATCAAGCCCGACTGCTTTCTGTCTAGGAAAACTAGCTAGATGGATTACTATATCTGGCTTGAATCCGCTGAAGGTTCTATCTACTGAGATTTGATCTACAATATCATATGGATGACACATTGCATCTACTTTTTTGGCTCGTTCTTTCACCAATGCAGTGAGTTCGATGCTTGATACGATACCATAATTGGTATAATTATCAATTGTCAAGACATCATGTCCTAGACGCTCTAACTGTGCCACGACATTGTGCCCAATGAACCCCATACCACCTGTTACTAGAATTCTCACTGCTTGAAATCCATATATGGAGCAATATCATGATCAAATATTTTCGACATATCACGATATAATGACTCACGTTCTCTTTCGGTCATGCCGGAGTTAAGAGTATACATTCTGTCGTCTTCGCTGATAGTGAGTCCATAATCGTGCCTATATGTGAGACACATATTATTGATAATTTGTTCTCTGGTAAGTGTCATCAGAACTTCAATCTCCAAAAAGTGTATAGTTCAGGGGTAAACTTTGCGATAACACAACAATGGTATTCAAAACAAGCATGATCAATTTCCTTATGCCATGAAATTTCTACATTGTTATCTTTCAACCAGCTACCCATCTCACCCTTTTCCCATTGGCCTACTGTTAGACCGGCTGCTATTTCGGCATCGTCGCGAAACAGGTCGATCCTGAAGTTAAGCACATTAACTTGCTTCATACTGCCATAATAGCCGGCAGTGCTGGATGAGATTGGTAATCTAGTAGTTTTATATCATCCATGTTAAACCCATCAATCTCAGTAACATTTGGGTTCAACCAAAGCGTAGGTGATGGGAATAGGGTCCGAGAAAGTAGTTCCTTTACCTGAGGCAAGTGGTTAGAATATATATGAGTATCACCTGTTGAGATAATCAACTCGCCTACATGCAAGCCGCATACCTGTGCAATCATATGTGTTAATAGTGCATAACTTGCGATATTAAAGGGAATTCCTAAATAAGTATCACAACTTCTCTGATACATGTGGCAGCTTAAACGGCCATTGTTGCTCACACTGTACTGACTCATGACATGGCACGGGGGCAATGCCATCTGATCAAGTTCGTCCACATTCCAAGCAGTGAGTATGTGTCTACGACTATAAGGGTCTTGTCTGATCCCATCAATCAAGTTCTTGATCTGATCTACTCCGCCCCAGTTACGCCATTGCACCCCATACACCCTACCTAGATCACCTGGATACTTAGCATTAGGTTCCCAATAAGGAGCTGTAGCATTTCCTGACCAGATCGTGCTATTAACTGGATCCTTTGTTCCATGCAAGATTTCAGCTAAACGTCTTTCATCACCGCTTCCTTCTAAAAACCAAAGAAGTTCACTTACAACTGCTTTCCAAGCTAACTTCTTAGTCGTGATAGCAGGAAAACCCTCTCCTAGATCAAACCGTAGTTGCCTACCAAAAACGCTGATGGTCCCGACGGAAGTACGATCTGTCTTCTCTTCACCATTTCGTAGAATGTCCTTAAGTAAATTATGATATTGTTCCATATTGTATTATCTCATTATTCTCTATGCTACGCAAGACTTTCTGTTACCTTTTATACCTAGACACACTTCCGTTCCCAAATTTGATATTCGTGATCGGGAAATATCTCACTATAAGTTACTCTATATTGATTTTCTAATTTAGGTAGGTCGATAAAAACATCACAAGTATAATGATCGTGCGTTTTTGTAAGATGCACGGTGTTGATCTGTCCCCAGCAACTGTCAATCAACTTAGCCCCGCCGATCAGCCAATACCAATCTGAGTGGTTGGTTATCTCCGAAACACAGGTCACACCTTCGCATTCGAAAGGTCTTGACGTGACTACGATATTCATGCGGTTAGGTAATGGTTTTTTTGGAAGACTATCCCAAGTATTGCGGCCCATAATGATAGGTTGCCCTTCAGTTAGTCGCTTGAATCTTGGCAAATCACCCTGGATGTTAGTCCAGGGTAACTTGTTTTGATAGCCTATTCCCCCATTAGGGTCACATGCCAATATCAATTTCATAGTCTATTCAACAACCGATCTGTTTCAGGTTGCACATGATCAGCTATGCTCTGTACATTAAGTACAAATTCAATGCCGAGTACGTTATCTTCCAATTCGATCAATCTTCTGCTTATTATTTCTTCAATTTGTTCTGGATCAACGCCCTGAGACAACATTTGTTCAACGTTGATTGTTCTTTGCTTTTTTCCAACCAGTTTTAGCACTAGCTTTCTAACAAATTCTACTGGAATCTTTTCTTTTTCGACGCCCTCGATCAACCGTTCCCATTTTTGTAAAAATTCAGGGGACATTTACCTCATTAGCCTTATGCAATAGCAGCAACCTTTTTCGGACGGCCCCGTGGTTTATCGGACGTATTAGCAACCTTAGGGGTTGCTATAACAGTTGGGTCCAGCGAACGTGCTTCATTCAGTAATCTATCAGCTTCCGCCAATAGCCCCTTTGCTTCATTGCTCATTCGTTCTGCTTGCTGACGTAGATTGGTAGCAAGTGCAGTATCACCCAAAGCATCACCTGTTGACTGAACTCCGACTGACTCTGTTGGTCGTTCTCCCCGCATCTTACGAGCAACTGTAGCAGCGTCTTGAATTCCGCGGCTGCCGTCGATTTCAGCTAGTCTTTTAACTGCATCTTCGCCTAGTTGCATCTCGTTGAGGATCTTATTGAGGTCGCTCAATCTAATTTTTGTGTTTGGTGCCGGAGTCATCATGACTTGTTCAGTCTGAATCTTCTTCAATTGTCCTTCAGCATGTAGTTTTTGAAGGATAATATGCCCGTCTCTAGTATGTGTACGATTCAACGCATCCGCGAGGTCTTGACTATGTTGTCCGATGTCACTCTCAATGCACTTGATCAATGGGTCATGGATATTCTGATTGAGCAATTCAGTGTAGACGACTAAAGCCATATGAGGCTCGCCTGGCACTTCGCGGAATACTACTGCAACCTTACGGTCTCCGTGTTTACCCACATGCCGTGTAAAATTTGCCATTATTAAGTCTCCTTTAGATTAATAATAGTATTTAACTAGAAAACCAAACGGTTAAAAATTTATCCCCAAACCAATTGATAAAAAAGAGCCTCTTTGGGGTCTTCGAACGCCACATACTTCCAACTCGTGCAAAATCTACCAGTCAGCTTTTCTAAGATCCAATTCCTAGAGTCATTGGTGTGTGTCGCAGTAGTAAGGACAAAATGTTTAGGAACATATTTTAGTTCCCTGTCCATGTACCATTGATTTATATTAATGTCATCGATTGTCAATTTCATTTCACCACACACAATATAGTACTGCTACCGAAACCATTAAGCTAGGAACTACTAAACCCTAGAAAATTAACCACTATTCTTACGATGATCATCGTAAATAGCCCAAACACCGAAAGGGGGGTTCGGATTGGGATCGCCGTGAATAATCCAAACCGTGTCGCAGTAATCAGGATCGCCCCAAGAGCCGCAAGGATACCCGTCAGTGAAGACGATCAAGCGTTCAGGCACAATTGCTTCTTTCTTGAGGTAATCAAAGATGCAAGTGAAGTCCGTGCCGCCGCCGCCCATCAGTTTGTATTCTTCGATATTTTCCATGTTTTCAGAAGTGAACTCCTGCATGTTATAGACTTTGGTATCGAAACACGCGATACGGATACGGTACCCAGCAAACGATTCCATCATACCTGCAACTTCGCTGATGAACTGCATACCTTGCTTATTAGAGATAGACCCTGACATGTCGATAAACACGGTCACATCGATCTCTTCGCCGGGAGTCATACCTGGCATAACCGCATCCATGTGCCAACTACGACGAGAAGGGCGCAGCCAAGTATAATCGGTTTTGATAGCAGAAGTCAGACTAGTCTGGATCAGTTCGTTCCAAGGCATAACTGGATCAGTAAGCTGCTTGATCATACGCTCAACGCCTTGCGGAATCGAACCTGCTTCGGCAGACTGTGCTGCGTTGATAATCGCTTGCTTTACTTCCTGGCGAACCTTTTCACGTTCTTCAGCAGACATGCGCGGGCGGCCTTCGCCGTTGCCTTCTTCATCGCTCTCGCCTTCGCCGTTGCCTTCTTCATCGCTCTCGCCTTCACCTTCATTGCTCATATGATCATCGATCATTTTATCAAGCAGGTCTTCGATGTTGATATACTGAACATTCTTCATCAGATCATCATAGATGAGTTCGGCCGCCGTGCTAGCATATTTGGTTTCATACAAGCAAGGAACCGTCGTGATGAACTCGCCGATCTTATGTTTCTTCAAATCAGCGTTCACTGCATAGTCAGCAGCGATATTCCAGATTTCGGGGTCGCGGCCATCGCGACGATCCATATGATCGTAGACAACATGCAACACTTCATGACCAACAAGAAACTCAACTTCCTTCGTGCGAAGCATCATGATGAAGCGAGAATTGTAATAGAACTTCAGCCCATCCGTTGCAGCCGTAGAGCACCACTCGTCGGCATTGATAAGTTGAAGGCGAGTAGCGAGATTACCAAAAAACGAATGGTTAAGAAGGAGACCGATGCGTGCAGTGATGAGACGCTCCCTAGCTGCGTGATCAATCTTAGGATCGGTAGGACCAATAAGATTTTCAAACTTCTTGCTGCGAGTGCGCTTACCCTGCTTGGGCTTAGTCGCAGTACCGGGAATTACTTCACTCATAAAAATCTCCTTGTTGAACATAAACTGACTATATGACATTGCACACGAAATGTCAACCAAAAAATCAAAAAATATTTTTATAATTCCTAGCATAAATACTATTAAGCATGTAGAGTATAAACACTATGTTAGAAAGATTAAAAATATTGGTAGAAAAAACCAATCCCAGAGTTTTAGGTCAGGTACTGAAAAGTAGCAATTACATTGAATTATATGATTGGGTGGAACGTGAGACTATTAACTTACTTGATGCATCAATTAAAGAAAAAGTCTGGTACTTATTAAACAATAAGCCCAATTTTATTTGCAACCACGGGAACAAAAAAACGTTCAACCCTAAGAAGTTGCAATATGGATTCTGTGATAATATTAAGAATTGCCTTTGTTTTCAACAACACGCAAAAGAAAATTACAAACCAAGGGATATGTCAATTGTTATTGAAAAAAGAAAAGACACCTGGTTGAAAAAATACGGAGTAGACAATGCCAGCAAAGCAGAAGGTGTGAAATCAAAAAGACGAGAAACAATGTCAAAAAAGGACTACTCGTCAATATTTGATCAGTTGACTCATGAAAAAGAAACTTTAGGTTTCAACCAAGTAATACAAAGGGTATCTGAAACTGTCACTCCCTGTTTTTCGCGTGAAGAATATCACGGATCAAATAGGAAAAACAAATATTTATGGAAATGTAACGGTTGCCAACATCAATTTGAATCGCATGTTGATTATGGTACAATTCCGAAATGTAGTATCTGCTACCCTAAAACTGTATCAAGAGCCGAATCAGAAATAGCAACCTTCGTAAGAACACTCGGTGAAAATATTATAACAAATGACAAAACCATATTATCTGGAAAAGAATTAGACATTTATATCCCTGACAGAAATATTGCCATTGAGTATAATGGAATATATTGGCATTCTTCAATCAAGAAGACACCAAATTACCATGTTAACAAGATGCTAGAATGTAAAAAACAGAATATACAACTCATTCACATATTTGAAGACGAATGGCAAACCAAACCCGAAATAGTGAAAAATAGATTGAGAAGCATTCTGGGGCACGACGATAGGGTAGCTGCTAGAAAATGTAATATAATAGAGTTAACATTTGAGGAATACAAAAACTTCGTTGAGAAAACGCATATTCGAGGTTATGCCCATTCTACTATAAAATATGGGTTAGCGTTAGACGGTAAAATAAAAGCGGTGATGGGATTTTCAAAATCTAGATATACCAAAGCCGGGCATGAGCTTATCCGTTACTGTTCGGACGGAACAGTAATTGGTGGAGCCGGAAAATTATTAAAACATTTTATAAAGAAGCATAGTCCCGAATGTATCGTAACATATGCTGATAGATGTTGGAGTAATGGAAACTTATATAAAAAATTAGGATTTACTGACATTACTTCTAGTGAAGTCAATACCGGGTATTGGTATATTAAGAATGGTATAAGATATCATCGGTCTAACTTCACCAAAGCGAGACTGATTAAATTAGGATATGATCCAAACAAAAATGAATCTGCCATCATGCAAGAGTTAGGTTATACCAAAATACATGATTGCGGAAACTATAAGTTTATGCTAAATCCGTAAAATCGGGGAGAGGTTGTCTCTAACCTCTCCCCGGAAAGCCAACTCTGACTAGCTTGCTTCAACGATGTACTTGCCGTACTTTTTATGAAAGGTGTCGAAGTTCGACAGACGCTGCGGCTCGATAGGCAGCTTGTAAGTCTTCAGTGCGATCTTTGCACCCATCACGACCAGCTCCGTTTCGAAATTCTTCATGATATATTCGAAGAAATTATCAGCCATCAGATGGAACTGTGCAGTGTCTACTTTCTTGTTATCGAGAGCTTCCTTCAGTTCATAACACATGGAAATCGTCAGCGAGTACATCGCAGAGATTTCCTTCACCTGAAGGTCCTTGACCTTACCGCTAAGAATATCAGCAGGATTGGGCATGCGGCTAGCGACCTTACGATGCGCCATGAACTTTACCCCGAGACCTTCGCCGACTGAGCCCGCAACCAGATTGAGAAGCGTATCAGTGTCAGAATCCTCGTCGTCGAGCAGATCGCTTACGAACGTCCACGTGCGCGGAGTAGCGAACGCGCGCGAAGACGACTTCGCATCAAAATCATACAGATCCTGTTTAGCGAACGAAAGGTAACCAACGACATCCTTGTGAATACCCTTATTGACTGCCCACTGTTGCCAAACAGCGAAGTCAGGCTTCATTTCGATGTGAACGAAACGATTAGCAAGGGGCATGGGCATACGATACGTGACGCCCTTGTCGCTTTCGCGGTTGCCAGCAGCGATAATAACAACGTTGTCGGGCAGCTTATACTTGCCGACGCGGCGATTAAGAACCAGCTGATAACCAGCAGCTTGGACAGAAGGCGGAGCCGAATTCATTTCGTCGAGAAAAAGAACAACGATAGGATATTGTGCAGCGAATTCCTCCGTAGGAAGATCGACGGGTTCGGCCCAGTCCATCTTGCCGATGTCTTTATTATAGAAGGGAATGCCGCGAATATCAGTAGGTTCCATCTGCGCCATACGCAGATCAATCATGATACCGTTAAGTTCATCCGCAATGTCAGACACAACTTCGGACTTGCCGATGCCCGGAGGACCCCACAGAAACACCGGACGCTTTGCCTTGAATGCCTTGTGAATAGCCTTACGGGCTTGAATAGAAGTAATCGCGAGATGATCGGAAACGTGAGACATGTAGTAGCTCCTTGAAATCTAGAGAATGCGTTAGTGCGTCTCTCTTTATGTTCTTACTATACGACGCCATGAGGTATAAGTCAACATATATTTTGCCTAACTAGCGTTTTTCTAGCTCATCAATTTGGCTATGATCAATAGCTTTTCTAAATGGTCGATCATATTATCCAAACGGACTTTGCATTCTTCGACCTTATGAGTTCTACGTGTCTGCCTGGCTTCGACTTCAAGCTGGCTTAGTTCAGTGACTACCTTGATGACATTATTCAAGAGGCGGAATGAATCCTGATTAAACCTGTTGTTGATTTTAGTATGACGGAAGGCATCAACGTATCTGCGGGCTTCTTCTGCGGTGTTGAAACGTTCGCTCATATCACAAAGTCTCCGATGACCTCGTCGTATACATCATCGTAGTCGGCTAAATATTGCGGATCATCGGATGGTAGATTGCAGCGTCTTTCTGCATCTTCCTGGCACTCATCCGTAAACCCTTCGAAGTGAACGCGGTACGGCCCAAACTCCTCTACACCAACCTCGTCAGGACTCAATGACTGTACGAAATCTTCTATTTCACCTTCATATTGACTGTAATCTGAGGCTTCGTCTAGATTGCTTCTAGCTTTCCAAAACTCTTGGCCATCTGGCTTAACATCATCAGACGGGCGTAGTTTATAATTGAATTTGCGCTCTATCTCGTTATAGATTTTAGTAGCGAAACCTTTACGGCGATAATCAGGGTGAACTACAATATCTTGCACTGATGCACTCCGGTCATCGTCCCATTCATTATCTTTTGATATCTCACCGCCTGCAATCTCTTTCCCGTCACGCACAACTACAAACGAGTGTCTTGGTACGCCACCTTTTTTCCAGGTTCTAAAATTGATTGTCGTGGTAGGCTTACTTTCAGTTTCTTTAAGCTTCTTACCCTGTACGGCTGTGGTCTTGTCGGGTTCATCAGCGAGTCCAACCTTTGCTCTAGGCATAAACTTGTTGATTGACTTCCGTGTCAAAGGACCCAAGATACCATCAAGGTCAAGGTTAGCACCATACTTCTTATTCAAGTGTTTCTGAATCTTAAGCACTGCTGCTTTTCTATCTTCGGTTTCGTTTACCGGGTCGTAATCTTCATTCGTGTCGTCGTCATCTTTGTCATCGTCGTCACGGTAAGGCAGGCGAACATTCTTGTAGCGTTCAGGGTCGTAGGGCTTGATCTCTTTCGGTTTTTTGGGTTCTTTCGGTTTGTTGGATTCTGGGCCTCTCCAGCCGCGCTCCCAAGCTTCCGCACCTTGTTTCATCGCTAGGTTGACATTTTTACCTCTTTTTCGGGCCTCGCGAGCAAAGTGACCAATAACCTCCTGCTTGGTAGTGTATGCTTCATCAAGTTTTGCGTCCTCTTTAAAGAGTCCGCGCTTGAAACGTTCCCATTCAGCCTTCAGTGCGTCAGACGCCGCTTGCTTCTCGTATTGTGTTGCTGCAATCTTTTTATCTAGTTTGGTGACTTTGGGCTTGTTTATTTCTTCGGGTCTAATATTAAATTTCTGCATCAGCTTGTTGATGATATTAGTAGCCGATTCTATTTCACCCTGTGTTCTACCTGAGGTATTCTTTAATTTGAGAATCTGTTGAATAGCACCGTCACGGTCGAGTGCTTCGTTTAAGGTAGTATCTATATTACCGTTTTCGATACCTGCTTTCTCGAATTTTCTGAGTATAGGATGATCTTTCGGAAGATTATCATATGGGCCCATTGTTCTATAGTTATAGTTGCCATCATGAAAATTTATATATCCCCTGATTATTACTCTTCCATATGCTGGTTCTAGATCCTGATGCACAAATGCAACACTATCGCCTGCTTTGAGGTAACCGTCTTTGTCGATAGTAAATCTAGCTGAGCCATACTTGTTATTACGAGCCAATGACTTTAATATATTGATTTTAGGATTAGCATGAATGATTTCTTGTGAACGGTATTCAGTTAGGTCATAGTCTTCAAACTCTTTTGATAATCTTTCAGCTAAATGGTCTAATTCTACGGTAGGTCGTATTGGTGTTGAATCGAGTTGTTTTTCTTCGATGGTAAGTTCTTCGCTGTGTAACTTATCTCTCAATGCATATAACGCATCAATAGCGCCTTGTGTTCTTATGATCTTAAATGCGAGATTTTCTGGACTGAATTCTCCGCCCTTACTGAGTCCGGCTTGACGATATCGCTTGATCATCTTGAGAACATTACTGACTCTATTACTGTCATGCGTCTTCATCGCAAGCTTAATCAGATCAGACAATGTATCGTATTTTGCTTTAGTGGCAGCTTGATCAAGTGTTGCTTTACGCTTTTTTGGAATCTTGATCCATCTATCATTCAGGATGCTATACTCACCTAATGATACGACTGGTTGATTTGTATCCTGTACATAGAGTTCGACAGGAACACCGTGAATAGTGATATCATGTGAGTCGTTGTAGAGTGTTTTCTTAGCCTGAAAAAGCTCCCGGTACACTTCATCATTAGGTAGCTTAGACATATCTACTAATATGTGCAAGTCTAAGTCGCTGTGTGGCGTGTAAGTAAACGCTGCGTTGGAACCGGATACTGTGATATCTTCTACGTCTATGTCGTAGATACCCAATTCATCCATAAAGTCTGCTGCGATTATTAATAGTTGCTTTTTAACCGCAGGATCTAACTTAGAGTTATGCCACAATTTGGGATTAAGTTCCGTGTGAAACTTAATTGCATCCGACAAGTTAAATGAGTTCAGTTCTTTGATGTCCATGCTGTATTTATCAGCGTGACATCACTCTTGCAATAGCTTAAGTAAGAAAGTTTCTAGGCCTTCGTTGAATGACCTGCTAAGATGTTTTGCCATATTCTTTTGTGTTTTAATACTAGGTGGGCTGCCGGTACCTAATGCAGCGTGAGTAAACACACCGTAAAGTTTGATAACCGTAGGATTGCGGCCCGACAACTCGTAGACAATACTGATATCACGGTTTAGATGTGCCTTTAAGCCTTTAGGTAGATACTTTTTATAGATGCCATCATTTAGAAAAGGTTTATCATTTGTACCAAACGGGGCCATTGGATTGGCTAACTTTATGTTTATAAATTCTGAAATCTTCTGCAGGATATTGGGTGTGTCTTTGATGGCAACGGCTAACGATGGCTCCCACGTAGAACCATAATCAATTTGATTATTTGTAGGATTAGAGGATGCCACCGTATTTTTTAGCCATTTCTTGAAGATGTTCATGGAACTCATCACCGGTCATCGGACCGTGCCACGGCCCATCGACAGCTTTAATGATGGAAACGACATCCTCAGTACGGAGCCCAGTGTCGTTATGAGCATCAAGAGACTCAAAGAGAGCCTTTTCGCTGGGCTGGGTAACTTCATTAAGTTTCATGATTATATTTATCTCTTGCTGACTATAAATAATAATAGCAGAATGGGTATCCGATGTCAACCGAAAAAATTAAAGTCGGCGAACCTATTTCTCTCATGTTTCAGAATCTTAGCATATAATAAATTTGCAGAGTTCTATTTCACGCTCATGGTTTCCTGCAACTTAGACTCGATGTAGTCTACAATTTGATCTGCGACATCAACTTCGCAGTATTTTTCAAATCCTAAAAATCCTGGTGCTGAATTGGCCTCACATACTTTGAAACCATTCTTGTCAAAAAGTAAGTCTATTCCTGCAATATGTAGTCCGCATACCCTAGCAGTTTCTCTAGCAATATTTTCAATCTCTTCTGTTACTTTAAATATTTCTCCGTGCCCACCTGCACTGATGTTTGCACGGAAGTCACCATCGGGCGCTATTCTTTTCATCGCTCCGACCACTTTGCCACCAATGACTAAGACTCTTAAATCTTCACCGGGACGCTCATTGACATATTCTTGCACAATCAAAGTTTTTCGGGTGTTGAGACTATTGATAAACTCCATTAGTTTGTTAAAATCACGTTTCTTCTCGCATAGGTAGACACCATCACCATGACTGCCCGTGATAACTTTAACTACGCAGGGCCAGCCGATATTATCATTTACAATTTCAATGTCAACTGGAAATCTTACCAACATTGTATTTGGAATAGGAATATTATTTTTTACCAAAAGTTGGTTTGTTCTAAGTTTATCTTTGGCAATTTCAATACTTTTAGAACTGTTGATGCAGTCTACGCCTGATTCTTCGAATTGTCGGATCAAGGCAGTAATAAATCCATTGGTCGTCGAACCGGTTCGTGGTAGCACAAGTTTAGGTGGTTCAATACACTTGCCGTTATATTTTAGGCTATTTCCGATATCGGTTCCGATAACTATATCAAAATTTTCTGGATTGGCGATTTCGGTTTTAATTCCGCGCTTGCTAAAACTTTCTATAAGTCTAGCAGTTCCGTATTCGTCTTCGTTACGTTTGGCTAGTATTAATACCGACATTTGATTCCGTCCATGTTATAATTTCCCAACTACCGTTGTGATGTTCAACTAGTGCGGTGCAAGACTCTACCCAGTCACCGTCATTCATATATATTATATCGTTAATTGTTTTAATTTCGGCATTGTGGATATGTCCACAAATTACTCCATCAAATCCTTTTCGTTTAGCATACGATGTTATGTTAAGTTCAAACTTAAACATAAAGTCAACCGCTTTTTTAACTTTGTGCTTTAGGAACTTTGATAGAGACCAATAGCCAAACCCAAACCTATGTCTAATCCAGTTGAATCTACTGTTAAGTCCTAACACGAAATCATATGCTCGATCACCCAAAAAGTTAAGCCACGGGGCGACGCGAGTAATGCCGTCAAACAAGTCGCCATGCACTACCATGTACTTCTTGCCGTCTACTCCCACATGAGTTGTGGTGTTGCATATTTCAATTTTGCCGAAATTGGCGGCATAAGGTATCATGGGTCTTAAAAATTCGTCGTGGTTTCCTGCAACATAGACAACTCTAGTATTACGTTTGCTATGTCCAAGAATGCGTCTAACTACGTTAGTGTGAGACTGCTTCCACTTCATACGATTCTGCTGAATCTTCCATGCATCGATAATATCACCCACGAGATATAAAGTCTCGCAGGTATTATGCTTTAGGAAATTGTTAAGTAATTCAGCCTTGCAATCTTTAGAGCCCAAATGAACATCGCTGATAAAGATTGTTTTATATGTGCTTAATGTCATATCATGTCCCCGTGTTACTCTATTTATCAGGGATAATAAATATGAAGCAAACAGTCATTCGAAAAATAAAATTAGCTAATGATAACCATTTGGTACCAGTTGATTAAGGCTCGTATCATAGTATTTATCACATGTCATGATGAGAGGGGCGCTAGTTGATTCTGTTTCCAAGTTCAACTAGCAAAACTCATATGGGGTTATGCAGCTAAGCGCATGTCCATGATGCTATCATTGTCGTTAGCATTTAGTTTTTTGAACTAATTGACGGTCGTGTCTTACCGGAAATCTCGCTTGTCTTTTCGTCGCCAATCGATACTAATTCGCCCCCATCAGAAACACATTAAGTAGGCTCGCATATCTGTCCTACTTGTTACCTAGTAAAGGGCTCGCGAGTTTCCATCCTTGCGGGCTGGAATAATGTGCTTGTGGTGGAGGCGCCGAACATCGCAGTTCGGGTCTTGTACAACTATTAACTCGGTCATCAATTACATTTATATTTATACATTAAATGTATAATAGTGTCAATTTACATATTACCCAAAATTTGATCTTCTTCCTTTAACCCAGCCGAATGGGACTTCATTTTCGGTATTGTATTTGTTTATCATTTGTCAAGCCTTTTTAAATCTTAGACTTGTCGAATCGTTCTTTCAGCCAGGCCCATTCATAACTAAGTTTCAACTTGTTGAAGTCTCCGCCAACTTTATCATAATATTCTGTGGCGTCAATTGCACCTTTGATACTGTATTGACTGAACTTTCCTTCTGCATTGTTTAGCCAAGCATCTAATCTAGTGCGAGCAATATCACTATCTTCTGCCTTTAACTTCAACACCTCTCTAAACGAAGTACGCCAAGTAGAAAACTCGTCTGTGTTATAGTTAGCGATACCAGACAACAACGGTACTACTTCGTGTTCATCGTCTAGAGTGAAGTCTAATCCCTTACCACTGTTGGCTAGAGTGAGTTTCTTATTGTAACATATAAGGCCTTGGTGACCATAAATCAATCCATTGACAGGATTCTTTGCATAGAAGATATAATGCTTTGCGATTTGCATTCTATCAGGCTGCCAGGACCAGTCAAATTTGGGGTCGATCTTTAGTTTGGCGAACACAGTAAAAGCCCAGGGTGTCTCGCTTGCTTCTAGTGCTGCATGATATGCTTGAACACGGCCATTGACTCCATCAACTCTCACTACACGGTTCTTGATATCCTTTGTGATCTCTTGTAGATGTTCCCAGTTTTCTTCGGCACCTGTTTCTCCGTTGCTCAAGTATACAATATCCATGGGCGAGGACACGGCTAATTTAGCTGCTCTCTTGATATAGGGATAATCGTATAATTCTTTCTTGACATACTCTTTAGCTTCATATGGAACAGTAATTCGAGTTGCCCCGGTACTCGTAACTAAGATGTTTTTAGTCTCGGGTGCCCACAGATTCATAGGTTCAACTTCTGCCACGTCGATGTTTTCATTGTCAGACGTAGTGATAGTTGCATATGGAAAATCTTCTATATGCATTATTGCTTCAATCGATGTATCGTTGGTTGTAACAATGATTGGTTCTGGTAATCTATTTACCTTCATCACACCGTTATAGTTGACCTTTGGATAATCTTCTAACAACGACATATCATATATGATCTCCTTAGTCTTGTTTACGTCAACAAGGAAAGTATCTCCAAACTTCTGTTTACCACTGGCAAATACATGAAGGTTATCTCTGGCAAAAGGATCACACATGTAAGAGAAATCAAAGGATGAGTAGTCGCATACACTGCTGCAAAGCCACAGATAATGTTCTTTCTTTTCAGGCAATGATGTAACGATATCCTTTATTGTCTGTAGATAACTGTCGTTGTACTTGACAACCGTTACATTTTTACCTGATGTCTTAGCAGTTATTTGCCGGATAACATTGTCAAGTTCTTTATTGCCGTGGTCGACGACAATGGTGTCGTATACACATTCTGTTGCTTTGGCCCGCATCGTCTTAACAAAGTTCAGGTTAGATAGATGTTCGATGATATTAATATATTTTGTATCTTCTGCAAAAGTTTCTCTATTGACTAAGAATGTAGAACCCCAATGTGACCACTGTGTGCCGAATACATTTACCATTTTCATCTGCCAGGGGTTAGGGTAATATTCGAAGTCGAAGTCACTATAGTCAAGTTCTGAGTTAAGAACCCAGACCAATTCACTCGTTGCACGGTTGACACACCGCTTTATAGTATCGACCCACGAATTAAGATACCGTGTCTTTTGAATCTTTGGGTGTAATAGTTTGAGTGCATCAAATCTTGCTTGTGATTCTATGTTACCCCTGTCAATATAAAACATATCAGCCTTATTGAATATCTTAAACAATGTCTTTTCATCAAGTTTAGTGTTGCCTTCAATGAAGTTAAAAGATGTTTTACCAGCCAGATAATTTTTACCGCTTACAAAATAAGTCTGAGTAAGTTCAGACTCAGTACTACCAAAAACGTGTACATAATCTAATTGATATGCAGTTTCTACTATCTCAGGGCGCCAACTAAAGTCAAACGTTGAATAATCAATGTTTTTATGCATTGCCCAAAATAGTTCGTTGGGGTGTTTTTTAATTAGGTCGTCTAATGTCGTCTCGATATAGTATCGTGATACAATTACTTCTTGCTCTGTGTGTTCTTTAGATATCCAATTGAGTTTAACCACTATCCCGTCGTTGTTTGGAGAAACATATCTTGGACCATTGGTGGCGTCTTCTAGTGTTCCAAACTGATAGATGTACGGAGGAGCTTCAGGATGCGGAACCCATGAGAAGTCAAAGGTAGATACATCTATATCATTGATTTCCCAATTGTCCTTGCTTGGTAATAACTTTGCCTTAACGTCTTCGACATATTTGTATTCAGTTGCGTTAGGTGCAGTATATGTCGGGCCTCCCCTATTATTCCATACTGTAGCGAATGCATATATAAAAACAGGTTCTCTTGGGTCGGGTCGCCAACTAAAGTCAAATTTAGTTCTATCGATATTGCTAGGAATCTGCCACTTATCCCATTCTGGAAGCACAACAACATCATTCGTCATGTACTTGCGTTCGGTAGCACCTTCACAATGATATTCTAGTGTAGGAATGATCTCGGCATCGATATACTT